CCTTTTAACTCATCGTTTATGTATAATTCAAAGGCGGGGGCGGTATCATACAATGTCTTATATTCTACGGTATATTTTGATGTGGAAGTTATATTTGCAGTGAAAGAGACAGTTGATTTTTCAACTGTAGCAGATGGTTTATCCCCACTGCCACTGTCATCAATATCATCCGCATTGCCATTAACATACCTATATACGTCCCTGTTGTAGTTCTGAGTAATTTCATCAGCTGTTAGTACCTTATCATAAATAGCAGCTCTGTAGTAATAACTCTGACCGCCAGCGTGTTCATTCTTTCCTCCTGCTTTAACGCCAAGACACGGGAATAAAGTATTTGTTATCTTATTTGTACAGCTTGCTTCAGATAAATAAATTCCATTTATATAGGACTTCAGCGAGCTACCGTCAAATGTCATTGCCACATAGACAATTTCACCTTTAGTATAGGTCGAAGACATATTTTTCCAACCGCCTGAGTATGCCTGAAGCGTAATTTTTGTAGAGTTTTCCGCTGTAATACCGAACCCGCCGTAATTGTCACTTGCATAGGTATTGATTATATCGCTCTGGTAACTATCCAAAGAAACAATCTTCACCACAGCTTCTACGGTAAAACTGCTGTAAGTTGACATATCTATCGGCAAGACAATACCGCCACTGGCTACGGCTGGCTTAATGTAGTAATCTATATCAATGTAGTCCTTGGCTTCAGTGTCTCCCATAGAAACTCGATAGGCACTCTTTTCATGCACCAAATCAGTCCACGATGCACCATCGGAAACGTGTCCGTAAGGCGTGTTCCATCTGCCGTCAAAAAAGGCATTTGCCCCCGATACATAACCCAGTTTTTCAGGGGTAACTTTGCTTGAACTGCCTCCACTGTTTACATATCCTCTTCGTGTAATAAAACAATCCATGTTATCCCACCTTTACGCTAATGTCCAGTTTTTATTAGTAGCTATAGCTTTTTGTTCATCTGTAAGCTTTGCAAGGTTTGTACTGCCAAGAGTAAGTGTCTTTGCCGTTTCATCGGTCAGATTCTTCAGGTTGTTAAACATAGCAACCATGCTTTCTACCGTAAGATTAGAGGATACGTTAAGGCGAAGACTCATGTTCCAGTCCGTGCCAACCTGAACGTCTTCAAGAGCTGTGCAGTTATAAAATACATAATAAGAATTATTTGTAGATGTCAAGCTTGAATTAGTTGCAGTTGTAATACTTGAGGGTAAATATACTTTCTTTAAGACCTTACAGTCATAAAAAACTTGCACACCTATTGTAGTTACGCCTTCTGCCAAAGTGACTTCCTCCAGCTTTGAACATCCTTTAAATACTTCATTTCCC